GATTGTGGTGGGAGAACTATAAAAGTATTGATGGATGCAAATGTTCAATTAGCGGTTTCATCGCGTGGAATAGGGTCATTATCACCAGAGGGAATCGTAGGCGACAATTTCCGTCTTCTTGCTATAGATGCTGTCATTGATCCATCAGCGACACAAAGTTTTGTAGAAAATGTATATGAATCACAAGATTACATAATTCAAAATGACCAATTAGTTGCTGTAAACATGGAAGAATTTAAAAATAACTTATCAAAAAATGGAACAAGAAATTTATACAATGATTTAAATAAATTTTTAAACAGTCTTAAATCAAAACTATAATAAAAAATTAAATAAAGAAAATGACCAATCTAAAAGTTGGTCATTTTTCTTTTTAATTCAAATATTCTAATCCTAATTCTATAACTTGTTTTGTTCTATTTCTTGATCCAGACAACATTCCTGATAAATTGTTTTGATTTATTCCAAATATTTCTGAACATTCTTTTACTGATTTATAAATGTTTCCGTCTTTATCTATAATTTGTTTAATTCTTTCATCTTTTGTTTTCGTTGGTTTATATAAATCTCTTGGTTTTTCTTTTTCTTCAAATTCTCTCCTATTTTTCTCTTTATCTTCTCTTCTCTTATTATATTCAGGATTTAAAAATTTTAATTCCAAATGTTCTAATTCTGGCGGAAAATACCAATCGCCTAGAAGAAATGAACTCATTCTAGAACGAGTGTAATTTAGTACTCTAGCGCATTCAGCAACAGAATTATAAACATTTCCATCTTTATCAATAACTTTTTTACTACATGTCGATGTTTCAGATAATGGTTTTTTATATTTTCTTTTTTTCTTAGGTATAGCATCAAGTTCTAATATTTCTAATGGTGTATATTTATAATTTAGTGGTCTTTCGTCAATATAATGTAAATCTAAATGTCTAACGTGTACTTGGAAATTTGTAGTACCTTTTAATGCAGATATAAATTTTCCATAATCAATATCTAAAAATTCCGAACATTCTTTAACACAATTCCAAACTCTTCCTGATTTATCTTCAATTTTTCTAGACATTGGATGAATTTCTCTAGAACTTCTTTCGGCAATTTTTCGCCTTGCTTCTTCTGAATGTCTTTTATTAAACATTGGATTCTTCTCACCAAGCCTATCTTCATTAGTTCCGAACATAGGATTATTGATACCAGTATTTGCTTCAACTAGTTTCTGTATTGTATATTCCGTTGCTCTATTCGGATAACCAGAACCACCAGTAGTTAAATTATATCCATTAGGCCACAATGTATTATAATTTTCGATATAATAAATTTCTAAATTGTCTAATTCTTCTTCCTTACATTCTCTCAATATTTCGAATGTAAAATTTTCAAATCCATATGTTTCAAAATCCTCATACATTGGACTTTTACCATATCTTCCTTTGTGATCTTTATATCTATCCTCTATATTAATACTTTGTCCTATATATCGTAATGGTTCGCCGTTGTCATTTGTTTTAACATTATTTGTAAACATATATATTCCAACTTTATTATTCATATTCAAATTCCTTTTTATGAGAGCATAGACCACATCTCGATATATGCTCATCATTATTTATCAAACTCCTTCCTAAAAAATTTCCCATTCAAAAAATTTTTCCACACAAATAAACTAAATATTTTCATACCTAATAGGGAGAAATATGATGAAAGTATTAGATACATTTAAAGAATCATTGACACCAGAACAATATGCTTCGATTGAGGAGTCTATTCAGGAATTGATCAATGAGAAAGCAAAGATCATCGCTGAGTGTGCAATTGCTGAAGAGAAGAATCGTTTGGAAGAATTGGCTGAAGAGTTTTGCGAAAAAGAAGTTGCAGAACGTGTTGCACTTGAAAAAACCAAACTTGATGAGGAATATGTTCAGAAAGTAAATGAATTCAAGAAAGTTGCTACAGATGAATTGCAAACATTGGCTGACAAATATGTAGATGAACAAATTAAGGAAGCAGTTGAACAAAAAGAAGCTGCTCTAGAAGAAAAGTTCCAAGAAAGAATTGAGAAGCTTGAGGAATCTGTTCTCGAAAATCTTGATAAATTCCTTGAACTAGAAATCACTTCAAAGATTGATAATTCATTGTTGGAATCAGTTGCAAAATACAAAGCACATGAACCAATCATCGAAGGAATTCTCTCACTGTTTGAAAACAATCTTGTCGCACTTCCTCAAGATGGTGCAAAACAAATTCAAGAAGCTGAAGTGAAGGCAAAAGAATTGGAAACTAAATTGAATGAATCAATTTCCGAGAAAATTCAATTGCAATCTAAAGTCGATAAATTGAAGACCGGACTATTGATTGCTTCTAAATGCGATTCTCTAACTGGAAAACAAAAGTCAAGAGTCATTTCTATGTTTGAAGGAAAATCATTTGATGAAGTAAATTCCAAAATTGATACTTTTATCGAAGTTCTTAATGAAAATGATGATTTCGTTGTCGATAAGAATTCCAGTAATTTGAATGAAGATATCTTTGCTGATCTCAATTTCGATGATGATGACGAAACAGATTCTAAGAAATTGAATGAAGATAAAGAAATTGAACAAACAGATGATATGATTAATTTGTCAGAAAAAATTTCGAGACTGATGTAATAAATAATTTTAACAACTCGTAAGGAGATAAAAATGATTGATCGAGAAACACAAATTCTAGAAAAGTGGATGAATGCAAAGAGCAAATTAAGTGTCGCTTCTATTGCGGATCCATACCTACGCCGTAATGCTGCAATTCTTTTGGAAAACCTTTCTAAGAAAGAAAATTACATTGCAGAATCTGCCCCAAATCTTTATGAAGCCGATATCACCACTACAAACTACGGTTCCAACGCTGGTGATGGTGCTCGTTTCCAACCTATCGCAATGGCTTTGCTTCGTAGAACTTATACTGACTATTTTGCTCACAAGTGTGTCGGTTTCCAGACTATGCAAGGTCCAGTTGGATTAGTTTATGCACTTCGTAAGGTTTATGATATTCCTGGTGTTCCTGGTTCTAGCTCATACTTAGGTGGTTCTGACTCATACGAAGCTGGGTTCCGTGCTCTAAATGAATACTCTGGATATACTGGTTCATCTGCTGGTTCTGCACTTTCTACAGCAACTTCAGCAATTTATGATTTTTCAAATAGCGCAACTGCTGGTAAATTCGGTACTGGTGTCGCGACTTCAGCCGCTGAAGCTTGGAGTATCGGTGGTGGAACAATGCCATCACTTCGTTTGTTCCATGATAAGAAAGCTGTAGAAGCAAAGACTCGTAAACTAGCAGCTTCATTCTCACTCGAAACTGCTCAAGATCTTCGCGCAATGCATAATATTGACGTTGAGAGAGAAATGCTTGAAGTTCTTGCTAGAGAAATTCCTGCGGAACGCGACCGCGAAGTTATTGGTCGTATGATGCAAGCCGCATTGAATCCGACTCTTGGCGGTGCTGCTGCTATTACATTCGACGTGTCGGCATCTGATGGTCGCTGGTCACAAGAAAAAATCGCAAATCTAATCAACGTCGTATCAAAGGTTGCTGGTGATATTGCTACATATACAATGGTTGGTGCTGCTAACTTCTGTATTTGTTCCCCTCGCGTTGCTGCTTCATTTGCTGCTGCTGGTGGTCAATTCACAGCATTCTCATCAGAAGTAAATGTTGCTACTACTGTTTCTGAAGTTGGCAAGATCAATGGAACCATCACCGTTTATAGGGATTCACTAGCACCAACCGATTATTGCCTTCTTGGATATAAGGGTCCAACTCCTCAAGATACCGGTATCGTAGTTTGTGACTATATAACAATGCTTACCAATAAAGCCATTGATCCAAATAATTTCAGTACCCGCGTGGGCACGCTCTCGCGTTATGATATCGTGGATTCATTGCTTGGTTCTGGTCGTTATTACAGAGTCATCAAAGTAAATAACCTAGATAAAGTCATCGGAAATTAATTTTTTACTTGACATTTTGAATTAAAGGTGCTATATTTGAAAAGGGAGCTTAGAAATTGGCTTCCTTTTTAATTTTGTAAGTAAATTGTAACAAAAATATTAAAATAAAGGAATAAAAATGAATTATAATAAAATATATAATGATATGATAGAAAATGCTAAAACTAAAATTAGAAGCAAGAAAGATGGAAATTATTATGAACTCCATCATATAATTCCTGTTTGTATGAATGGGTCGGATGATAAAGATAATTTAGTTTTATTAACTGCTAGAGAACATTTTATGGCGCATAAGTTGTTGCATCAAATATATCCAAAGAATTCTAAACTATATTTTGCATTTGTTTCTATGTGTAAATTTTTAACAGATAATCGTTATAAACCATGTTCAAGAGATTTTTATTATCTTAAAGAATCTTATGGTAGATATATTTCAGAAATTAATACTGGTAGACAACATTCAGAAGAAACCAAACAAAAAATGCGAGACAATAATCCGAACAGAGGTGGTTTAAGAGAAGAACATAAACAAGCAATATCCGACGCTCTTACTGGAAGAAAATTATCAGAAGAACATATTGAAAGTTGTTCTAAAGGATTAAGAAAATATTATGAAACACATCCAGGAACACAAACTGGCAGAACTAAAACCCAAGAAGAAATAGAAAAACAAAAAGTTGCATTAACTGAATATTGGAATAGTAGGACTCCTGAACAAATGAAAGAATGGTCCGAAAGATTTAGTTGAGAAAATAATGCAAATTATGGAAAACCAAGAACTGATGAAGTGAAGAAAGCAATTTCAGAAAAGAATTCTGTTCCTGTTTTATTTGATGGTGTAATATATGATTCATTTTCTATAGCATGTAAAGAAATTAATATGACGAAAAAAGTTATGAAAAGAATTTTGGATAAAGAAATTGCGAAAGGAAATCCAAATTACAAAATTTTTTACAAAGAAGGTACAAAAATTTTAGGAAAGAAAAATCCAAATAGTAGTCGTAAAATTTTATTTGCTGGAATTGAATATGGTTCACTTACAGAATGCGGAATTTATATTGGAAAGACTCCTGAACGAGTTGGTCAAATTCTTCGTGAACAAATTAAGAAAGGGAATCCAGACTATAAATATCTATAATTATGTTCAAACTATTTTACTCAATTAATGAAGACAAATATATACCCACTCAAGATCAGATACGACATTTCAATCAATTTAGAAAATATGGTAAAATTGATTATTCGAAGGATTTTCACAATTTAGTTTTGAAGAAATTATATTTGATCACTTCTGGTATATTGAATGAGAAATTAAAGAAGCAATTTTCTGAATTGATATTTTTGAATATGGGGAATTTAGAGAATTTAGTTTTTGAAGTGAATAGAAAGAATGAGATGAATCCAACTTCGAATAAATATAAAGAGTTGAGAGAATATTTGAGTAATATAATTGAAAAAATTCAAGGAGAATAAAATGATATATAGAAACAATAGACCATTTCCAATTACAATTTCCAATCCAAAGACAGGTGAGCAATATATTGTAGAGAGTATGGGATTGACGCCTGAATTACCTGATGGATTAGATAAGATGGGATATGATAATGTATTGATTCCACTTTATATTTCTGAAAAGATTATTAGAGGTGTTGGTGAACGTGATGGTGAATTGTTTGAGGAATATTCTGGAAATGATGGATTATATGAGTCTGGAGATAATGATTCTGAATTAATTCCATTGAATGAGACAAAAAGAGGTCGCGGAAGACCAAAGAAGCAATAAAGTTTGAATTTTAGTTTTTGAATGGTTCTGGAAATTGTTTCTGGAACCTTTTGTTTTATATAAATATTCTCATAATAAGAGGATTGATTATGGGAAAATTAAATGATTATTTTAAAAATATATTAAATGATAATCATGAAAAATCTAATAGTAAATTGGAATTTAAATTATCTGATCATGTAAAAATTGAAAATAAATCTAATAAAAAGATAGATGAACAAGTTTTGAAATCAGAAGATATTAGTATTGATGATAATAGTGAACGAATTCAAGAATTATATGATGGATATATTGGTGAGAAAAACTTCATTCCAAATCCTTATGAATATGGACCAAATGCAACATATAGAAATATTAATGAAGGAATTGTTTATAAAAAGAATGAACAAAATCTTTGGGAAGCTTTTGTAAAAGATGGGAAACCTGGGGTTCAAGGTCCAAGAGGATTTGCAGGTGGTGGAACTGGTGTAGAAGAAGTGAAAAGAATTGTTTCTGATGTAGTTTCAACAATTTCATTATCTGGTTCTGTTAGTGCAGTTGATTGGAGTAAAATCACAAATATTCCAGTTTCGACATCTTCTACTTCAGGAATTATAACAAGCTCAGATTGGAATAAATTTAACAATAAAGTTGATATTAATGGAAATATAGGAACTGCATCTGCAACAGAATTGACAATAATTTCCAATAGTGCATCATATAAAAATTTTCCAACAAGTCCATTAGAGATAGATGGAAATGTAAATTCGTATTATCAAGTAAATATTCAGAATCAAAGTTCTGGTACTAGTGCTTCTACAGATTTAGTATTAACGAATGATTTAGGTTCTGATATAAACAATTATGTAAATTTAGGAATAAATTCTAGTCAATATAATGCAACTGGTTGGACTATTAATGGTAAAAATGATGCGTATCTATATTCTTCAAATTCTAATTTATCTATTGGTACAAGTGCGACTGGGAAATCTTTAGATATTTTTGCTGGTGGTGTAACATCTTCTGACAAAATCGTATCATTTAATTCTGGGTTTTATAAAATTTCTGCATCTCAAATTCCTGTGTCTTATTATAATGGTCAAGCTGGTTGGGGTCGTCGTACAATATTTTCAAAATTCTTGGGTGCCTCTGTAAATTCAGTTTCAGAAGTTGATGTTATGGCATCTGCTACTGCTGGTGCTCAACAAATTGATGGTGGATATCCTGGAAGTTTATATGGAATTCCTCCTATTATTAGACCAAACTTTTTATCTAGTGGTGGATATTGGTTGAGGAGCCACGGAATGTTTGGATTGAATCTTGGTTCAAACTCTTCATATGTTATAATTAGAGAATATTGGGGATCTATAAAAGTTTCTGAAATTACTATTGTTAAAACGGATTTCCCAGCACCAACACCAACATCATCTAACAATTTTCCATTAGAAATTCATACTAGATATAATTGGTCATCTGGTCCGGTATCTGCTGCTAGAATGAGAGTTCACAATACTGTTATTACTGGAAATGGTGTTGGATTTATTAAATGTTCCGAATCTTGGTTTGGTTCTGATTATCCAATTGTAGATCTTACAACTCAATTGCCTATAAGATGGACAGCGCAATGGTCACACTCAGATTGTCAATTATATACAGATAATATAGAATACGAAATTTAAATTACGATAGGTTCTTGGTCTAATCCCAGAACCTTTTGTTTTATATAAATATCTATATGAATTTTGATCATTTTTCAAAACTTCCAAGTAACAAATATTTTAATCATTTTAATCCTAATTATGATAATGAAAGATATTTGTATGATTTAATGATCACGGAGTCTTATAATAAACACGGTGTTTGTTGTTCATACTTTATTACATCATTTGATACTAAGTATGATCCATTGTTTGGTGAGGATAATAATAGAAGATTTGAACGTAGATTTAAATTGATGACATATTTTGATTTACCATATGAGACAAGGAATTTTAATAATGCTGGAATTGGATGGACTGATGTATTTCATGTATATGCGTCTATTAAACATTTCAACACAGCTTCAAAATTAGATTATAATACTGGAACATCGGCATTCAATTCATATATTCCTAGAGTTGGTGATTATTTTGGAACGGATTATAATGGATTGTTTTATGAAATTATATCAGTAAAAATGCAGGAACAACAATTTCTTCAACATCAACATTCATATGATTTTGTTGTGAAAGTTTACAGAGACAAATCATTTTCAGTTAATCCATCAACTTCTGGAACAATGGGTGATTTGACACAATATATAGCACAGGAAGATATATTTGATATTGCTAAATTTATAAATGAACAAAAGTCTGGAATATTGTATCAACCAAGTCCAACTGAATGTTCACCTAAAGATCCATTTAACGACTGGTGGGACAACTAATGAAATTTCAAAACTATATTGTAGAAAAATATTCTGAAAAACAATTACAGAAAGATAAAGATGATACAATTAGATTCAAGATTATAAAGAGGTTCAATGTAGATAAGAAAGTTACCAGAAAAGAATTGGAAAGATTTGCTTCTGATAATGAAATATCTATAGATGAATTATACGATATTATTTTAGAAATTTTCAATCAATTTTTATATAGACGTTATGATGAAAAGAAAGTTGATAGAGAACAATTAGAAAAAGGAATTGAACACGAATATGAGCACACTAATGATAGAGAAATTGCAAAAATCATAGCATTGGATCACATAAAACAAATATCTGACTATTATGATAAATTAGAAACTTTTGATAAGGATTAAGTTTATATGAAAGAAGAAAAAACAATAAATAATTCTAAACATGAGGACTCACAATTGTCTACAGAATTATTAACAAAATTTTTTGAACAAGTAAATAAGAAACTAGATGATAATTTAAGTTTGAGTCAAGAATTAAAAGATGAAATGTCTAATATGCGTACAACATCATTATTAGATAAAAAAGATTTTGATATTAAGATAGACAATCATGAAAACAGAATCGTTACGCTTGAAGTTGATAAAAAAGATCGTGATTCAAACAAAAAGACAGTAAAGAAAGAAGCCTTTGAAAGAATGGTTGAAGCAGGAGAGTATACATTAGGTGTCGTCATCATGTTAATCTGTTCTGTAGGATTATTGACTGCATTGGGAATTCCTGTTGGATCATTATTTAAAAGTTTGTTTTCAATGATTGCTGGTGCGTGATGGAAGTTTTTTACTATCCTAGAATTTCCAGAAAAATTTTAACTGCATTTCTTGATTTTTTCAATGATATGTATGTTTATAATTATACTTCTGGAACATCTAATGTAGTAACAAAAATTATAAAAGTTCCCATTAAACACGGAATGGCATCAAAAGAATATCTATTTAATTTGCAACAAGATTCTGGAAAAAAATATTATCCTAAAGTGCCATCAATGCAAGTATCTATGGATAATATGAATTATAAT